CTTGTAAGCAGCGTATGCTTGCTCAAGGTCAGCAGGGGAGAGGTCCTCAGGAGACAAGTAGCCCTTTGCAACATCAGCCTTAGAGCCGCTGTTGAGTTTGCCAATTGCGCCAGTGGATGGGTTGCCACCTTCTTGTGCTCGGCCTTTAACTTGGCCTGCAAAGTAGTCAGCACCGTCAACAGAAGATGGGTTGTCGAAGCCACCAAGTTGTGCCTTCTCAAGTGCATCAAAGTGTGCACGAGCGCCGTTAATATCGACGCCACCCGACTTTAGGGTGTTTTCCATCCAGTGTAGGTAGTCTTGGGTGATAACGTCAGAGTACTCGGATTTCTCCATCTCGCCTTTGTGTTCGGCGCCGTACATCTTTTCGTCTTTGTCTTCATCAGCCATTTCTTTGCCTTTGTCTTCATCCTTGTCGTCCTTGTCCTTACCCTTCATGTGCTCTTTCAAGCCTTCGGGCATTTCACCTTTCTCCATTACGTCGAGGCGGGTGTTGATGCGGTCCAAGACGGACGACAGTTCGCTCATTGTGTTCATGTCTGTACTTTCAGTCATTGTTGTGTCCTCCTTCAATATACGGAATGTCGCCTCCGGGTTTATACCTTTTTCACAAATCGTTACCTCGTGAAGTTCCAGTTTGGAAATCTCGGTGTAATCACCGTGTTCCGAATCGGCTTTTCGCATTCGCTTGAATGCTTGTCCACCGATACTGAAACCCCTAAGGGCGCCTTTGCGAATCTCATTGGCTACTTCACGAGCCTTTTCGATGTCATCGCGTACTTCGATGACAACGAAGAGTCCAGCGTCATCGACACCGGACTTCCACAATCGACCGCTACTGTCGGTGTATTGTGGTATAACACTTCCAACTTGGATGTTGGAGTGTGCGAGTTGTACGTTGCGGAATCCGTCCGCTTTCATGAAGTTGTCAAATGCACCCTTGAGTGCACCTGTAGTGATGAGGTCACCTTGCTTGTCGACCATTTCGACGCTTGCATAACCTGCAATAACAAGGCCATTGTCGCTCTTGAGGAGCGATATGGTGCCACCGCCTTCAAACCGGGCGGATTGTAGTGGCGATACCATGACCATTGTAGTTGTTACATCCGTCATTCTATATAATCAGATATGGTAAACAGCCTTATCTTCTGTAAGTTCTAACTTACTATCAACTTCCTCGACGTCTTTCGATTCTTCCTCTTTATCTTTCCTGTCACGTTCAATATCACGCACATCGTAGTCAGGCATGGTTTTCGCATCGTCGGGGTTGGTCGGACCTGTTGGTGATTGTATGGGCGTGCCGTAGTCTATACCGAGTCCTTTGGGTCCTGACATACTCGTACCCACTTGACCTACACCGCTTTTCGCCAACAGTCGCTCAAGAAGTTCGACACCCTTCTTCATAACCTTGTTCTTCTCTTTGTCCCACGTCCCAGTGCCATGAATTTTCTTAGGTGGGATGAGAGGCTTAGCGTCACCCTTACTTTCGTGAACCTCAGCCTTGTCCTCTCGTTCTTCTATAGAAAAGTCACCCTTGAGCATGACGCCAGCAACGGGTGACCAAAACGGTCGTTGGCTTTCAGACAAACGAATCAGATAGTCATTGTCGGCTACGGGTGTGTGTACAGTCCAATACTGACCACGTGTGGTCGCCTTGTACAGAACATCACCTGCTTCAAACGATACACGAATGTGACGGTCACTTCTATAGATGTTGAGTGGACTTTGAGTCATGTCGGCTTTTGCTAACATAGCAAGGCTTTCTGTACTGACCAATGGTTCGCCCTCAGCCTCACCTTCGATGCGTGGTGCGTGAACAGTGTACACCTTTTGATTCTCAGATGCTTCACCTTCTGTTACGCTCGTGACATTGACCTTGACGAAGTCACCGACCTCATACTTTTCAGGAGCATTGAACGATGCACCAATGTCCATGTAAATGTCATCCTCAATCTTGACTGCACGGTCACCCAAGTCCTCTCCATGAATGATTGGACCTGTACCAAGTCGATACGTGTACGGCGATTCGCCTCTTCGCTCAAGCACCATGAGTGTAACATCGTTGCCTTTCTGATACATGACCCACTTGGGATGACGTGCTTCGCCTTTCATGTACGTGGACTTTGCATCACGCAACAAGATACGGTCGCTCTCGATGTTCTTGATGGCGTCAGCCAGTCCGACATCGTCGGTCAACTTGGTATCGGATGCACTTGGGGCTTCGACACCCTCAACGCTTTGCAACGCACCACGCAACAACTTGATGCGGTCTTGAATCGGCATATCATGAACCTCCTTGCCATCAAACTCAATGACCTCAAAGATGTACAATCCACTCTCACGTCGTATAACGTCAACCAAAAAATCCTTGTCAGATACCTGCTTGAACGCTTTCTTCTCTTCATCTGTAAGTGAACCCTTACTTTCGACGTCGTCATCCTTTTTTGTAACGAACATTCGCTCGCCCTCAGGATAATCGCTGACAACCCAGTCGCCTGTGAACCCACGCAGGTGTTCAAGGTCGTCGACATCAAAGATACGGTGCATCGGTTGCAGTGACGGCAAGCCCTCAGGCATATCCTTGCGGATATAATCAGGGTTGGTCAGCGAAGCCAGCAATGCAGGTCCGTCCATCTTCGTCGATATGTCCAGCAGGTTATCACTCAAAGTCGTTTGGGCTTGGTTTGAACGCGTAGCGTTTGGTTGTCGCTCAACTGAACGGTCATCGTTGTGTGCACCAAAGTGACCAAGATGTTGTTGAGGCAAGACTCTTCTCACTGAACCTCCCATAGGCGTAGCCAATCGCATTTTCTTTGGCGTCTGTGGTCGAAACTGCATACGACCGTCTCTTATATCCATGCGGAATGGAACTTCGTGCATGTGCCCTTTGTGAGAACGCAGTCCGTCTGAGTTGTAAATGGACATGATGGATGTTTCTGTGTCAGGATGTGAGGCACGACCAATCGGCTTTGACGTGAGTGCAAGCCTTTCTTTGGAGGCTTCGTGCGTTGGGTCGTACTCAACTGAGCCGTCATCAACCACAATTCCATGAAGTAAGTTGGTTAATTTGTGCATTTTCTTTTCGTCTATGAGTGGTTTGCCTGTTAATCTATGACTAACATTTTTGCCAGTATAGTGTGCATCTAATTGACGTTTATCCTTTTGGTTCGGTATTTGAATTTCCAAACCTCGGTCCGACAACGTTTCAAGCATCCGTGATACTGCCGATGCTGCGACCATTGTGGGGTTGGTCTTTAGGCTGTTAGCCCCTCTCCTCTTTCTATCAGGATGTGCTCGGACAGTTCCCAACTCAAAGTTACCTTCCCTGTCGTGAGGATAGTCAAGAAGTCCGTGAAAGTCATCAACTAATGTATCTGAAACTCCCATGGGTAAACTTGCTATGAGGTCTTGCACCGTAGCAATTCGTACAGGCGTACCTTGCTTACTGGCCTGAGTTACGATTTGTTGAATCATCCTTCGCTGATAGGGTGATGCTTCTTCGCCAAACACACGGGCTGTGGCTTTGTCCACGTTTTCGTTTGGTCCGATTTCGTGAGCATCATCTGTGTCCATGAAGGCTTTGACTTGGTCTTGTACAGCGTCATGCCTTACATGCGTTTTTTCACGAATCGTTCCCGCTGACAATGCTTCTTGTCCGTGAAAATCTTGGTCTTGAGTAGCAAGAATGTCGTTTGCTGTCTTCATGGCCCACGCCATGACGGTGTCAGGCGGTGCCATAGAAAACAAATCAAAACCCTGTTGCTCAGCCTCAGCAAGCACTTGTTTGGCTACGTTCTCGATTGCATTGATGTGACTTCGTACTTTGCCTTGTAGTGTCCTTCCCTTATCACTCAAGTATTTCTGATGTCTTCCCTTGACGGAAGAATAATGTTCTCGTTCAATGGCCTCCAAGCGCTCGTGCGCTTCGTCGATTTCGTCTTCTGATACAGGCATACCACGCGCTTGCTGTTCAATGAGTGTGTTGAGTTCGTCCTCGGCTTGGCTGTATTCCAACATTCTTGGTCTAAACGTATTTACGTGTGCATTGACCTTACCCTCAGCCAACATTGCATCTCGTTCAGCGTCCTTAATTTTGTTTTCATGCTCTTGCGAGGCTAAAAACCACGCCATCGATTCGTCATTCATACCAAGAACAGCGGGTGGTTTTGGTGGGTTGTTTTTCAGATTGCCAAGAAGCATGCGCTTCTCGTGTGCGTTCTCGCGCAGCGATTGAAGTTGTTTCAAATCGTTATCATAATTGTCTTGCGTAATTCCCTGCAACATTCCGAGTTCGTCACGGTCCGCAGCCATCTCTGTATCAGGGTGTATGCTGTGAGGATGATGAACATCCTCTTGGAACGAAGGGTTGGCAGGTGGGTGTATTGCACCAATCATTCCGGACAACTGATGGTGATGCATAGCGGAGTCTTGGTCACGGCGCATCACTCCTGTTTCAGTCGACTTCGGTCCGAATGCGTTGCGTGAACCTATGGTGTTTTCGTACCCATACCCATCAGCAACAGCATTACGCATAGCGCCACGCATGCCTTGTTCCGTAGCACCGTGCTTGGATTCCATCAGTTGATTGTAATACTTTGGAGAGGTCGTCGTGTCGTGTCGTGTACTGTTGACCTTGGCACCCGACAGTAAACTGACGCCAGTGCGCTGAATGTTATGCGGATTCAACTGAGCAGTCAGACCCGTGCTGGGGCTGATTTCAGCAACCTGCTTGGCTTCATACAGCCCCTTCTCGGTTTTACGATAACGCTTGACCGCTTCCAGTTCCGATTCAGGCGGACCGAACGGTGCCATCACGTTTTCAACAGCATCGGCAAGGCCAATCAGTTCGGGGCGAAACGCGCCTGCGTCACCTACTCCAACTATGTCACCGCCCACACGTGAACGCTCACCAGTCGTCAAAAACGACATAGCGTCTCCCTCTTCGGGCGAAAAGCGATGCGCTGCATGCATGGTGTTTAGACGAGTTGCGTGCGTCTTACCAAGTCCGCCTCTTCCCAAGAACGGTGTGGAGAAGTGATGGCTGAGCGATTCTTGCTTACCGCCTATGTACGACTCAGGATGTGCGTTCTCACCTTCGGTAGCAAGAAACGGCTGTGTGAAAAACTGAATAGCGTTTCGCAATCGACGACCATTACCTTTCATTTTTGTAGCATCCCTGTGAAAACCTACGAAGTCTTTGACAAGTTCGTCGATGCCCTCCAACGAATCAAGCAAGGCAATCGTACGAGGGTCACCTCGGTTGAGTGAATAGTATGGGTCATCGTACCGCATAAGTTTCTGACCTGCACGACCCATGTTCGCCATAGCAAACAAATCGTTGGGGGTGATTGTTTTTGCATCGCTTGGTACGAGACGACCTTTCTCGACCTTCGCCAAATACTTCAACTTCTCGCCAGTAATCCCTTGGTAAAAGTCTTTCAGTCGCTGAAATAGTTCTGTACCCTCAAGGTCTTTGTACATCTCAGCGGGATTGATGTCGTCCTGTGGAGGAGTGTAAAGACGACCAAGTCCGGGTTCGCCTGTGGCATCCACGTCACGTGTGTGGTGTGCGTGAACTGGAGCATAGCGCTGATGAAAGTTTGCTACGAAACGACCCATGGGTACTTCCATACCCAAGTCAGGTAAGAAAACAGATGCGTTGTCCTTGTTCATCGAACCGTGTTCCATCATATGTTCATAGAATGCAATCTTGTCTTTGGGACTGAGCCATTCTAATCCAAAGTAGTAATCCAGTTCACCAAGCCCGACAGTGCGGTCCGTTCCTTCGCCCTTTGTGTCAAAATCTTTCCATGTATCTTTAGCATCCGACATGTGCCGTCTTCGCATGGCTTCGTCAAAATCAGCACCTTCACGACCAAGTAACAGTTCTTCTTGAAATGCTTTCAAACCCGCAGGGCTTGCTTGCCAATTTTCAAAGTTCATTTCGTATATTGTATGATTAGACACCCGTTCCTTACCGTACATGGCAGGTGAGTACAGTGCAGTATCTCCGTGATGTCGATAGTGAGCCTCCTCTTTTCTGTCATGCTCTTGTGCTACACTTTCGACCTTAGGGTCAAGAACATTATCAAGAAAATAACGCTCCAAGACGTTGCTGAACTCAGGATGCGATTCGTCGTCGTATTCGTCATGGTTACCCCAAAGGGGATTGAAATCAGGACTGTGATAATGGTCTTCAAAAAAGTGCTCGGTTTCTGTACCCTGATGTTCTCGGCTTGGTGGTCGTATCTGTTGATGAAGCCACTGCGAACCCATGTGCACGATACTGTCGTGTGACTTAATGCGCTCAGCAAAGGGAGCACCGCCTTCAAACGATTCAGGCATCGTTTTGGGTGCTCTATCCATACCCTCCGATACCCACATATCTGTTGACGGGTCAAGAACACCGAGAGATGCAACGTCTTCAAAAGTAGGGTCAGGCTGTTGCGCTAATGGAAAGGGAGACTGAAACGATGGGTCAGCCCCTTCTTGTTCCTCTCCACCACTGGGATTCGGAATCGTCACTTAATCACCGCCATTCATTGGCGGTTCATGCGTGCTTCCAACGCTTTCTTGAGCGATTGCGCTTCTCCGCCGCCGTCCACAAAGTGCCCTGCGAGCGTTGAAAGTGCTGTTGGGTAGTGTGGGTTCTTGTCAAGGACGTCGCTCTTTTCTGAGATAGCACCCTTGTTTGTGACATCTTCAACGTCAATCAGACGTTGGTTGGTTGAGTAGTATTGGTTTTGGACACCAGTCTCGCCACCGACTTGTACGTGGAATTGAACATCACCAAGGGCTGTTCCTTCCTTTTGGTCGAACGTGATACCTTGCTCTTTCGCAATCATTCGGCTTTCAAGTTCTTTGGCTGCCTTCAAAAGTTGGTCGACCTTTGGGCTTCGTGGTTCGTATCGTGGTCGCATGCTATCACTCCATTCCGATGTTGTTTCCTATGTTACCAGTGCCTTTTGCTTCTTCGGCAAGGCGATGAATGTCAGACCAGTCCATCGCATGGAACTCTTGATTGTTCTCAGGGATTGGAATACCACTGGCTGATTCATCTTTGAGAATATCATATGTAGCGTCACCACGAAACAAATCCGGCATGACGTCCATTGGTGCGCTGTTAGAACCGCTTCGGATAAAGCCTGCACGCTTCAAGAGCATAGCAGGGTCAGCGACGATTTGCTTGAGTGCACTGTTTTCTGCTTTGAGGATGCTAAGACTGTTGTCCATGCTTTCCATTTTTGTAATCAAAGCACCCATGAGTTTCTCAGCCGTTCCCTCTTTTACGACTTCTTCGCTCATTCAATCACCTCAAAGGTTCCTGTTGTTTCGACGTTGCATGATAGGTCCACGTCGACTTGTTCGGATTGTACCGGGCAAGACTTGTGTTGTTGATTCGTGAACTGACTGAACGCTATTGAACTTACGGACTGGCACTCCACCTGCATAGATGTCGTTGATACCACGTGATTGTGGTGTATCGGACTTCATAATCGCCTTCGATACATCTTCTGAAAGGTATTCAGCGTATTTGCTCACTTCATTGATGTGAGAACTCGCCGACACACTGTCGTTGTCTTCGATTGCTTTGAAAAACGCATCAACGTGTGAGCGCATTTTGCGAGCCATAGGGTCCATCTTCGTCAGGTCCATACGCATCCCATAACCTTCATCGTATTGAATGTTCCGTCAATTTCGCCGTATGTTGTTCATGGCTTGACTAAGTGGTGAGCCTTGTGGTCCTCGCTGTTGAACACTTGAAAACGGTGCGCCTGAACCCATGCTTGTTCGATTCTGTGGACTGGCAGGTCCACGTGGAGTACGCATTCCCATCCCCTCTCCTCCGGGCTGTGAAGCAGGTCCTTGACCTGCTCTCAAGCCTGCGCTTGCTTGACCTGCAAGTGCACCTGCCAACTGTGGTGGCATGTTACGACTTGGCAAGCCACCGGGCTGTGCCATAGGTTGGGGACCTCCGGGCATGCCTCCCATCTGAGGCTGACCACCCATACCTTGTTCCATAGGCTTGTAAATGAATCGAATGTCTCGACCGCCCTCCTCGATAAGTTCAGGCTTGAATCCGAGTTGTGCCATACGTTGTGCGATGTTGACCTCCATCTCGTCTCGTCGGAGCCGAGTGACTTCGTCTTCTTCTTCGTTTGGATAAAGTGTTAACTTCCAATCTGTAATGTCCATCTCTTCCATCAGTCGTGGGAACAAGTGGTCAGTGTACACTTTGTGACCGAACTCGACAGCACGGTTGGTGACAAGTATTTGCAAACCTTCGTTGTTGAGTCCGCCTGATTTACCTGTGTCCATCATAAACACGTTTGATACACCGTAAAACGCTGCGATACGGGTTCTCATTTCGTCACGTACGGCAATGTATTGCATTTCTTCAAGCGTGTCCATGAACTTGACCCAGTTGACACCACCACGTCCACTTTGGCTTTCGATACCAATCTTTGGAATGTAGTGCGGGTCACGCTCAAGTTTCTCATCAACACCCTTCCAAAACGACTTCATCGATTCAAGGTTGTCCGTGGTGATTGAAATCAAGCCACGTGGAACACGACGCTTGCTGTATGCTGTGTACATGTAGTTGTCCATCGCTGTAAGCGTCATAGCCTGACGCCAAAGTGTCGATACTGGTGACTTACCGTACAACTTCGACGGATTGTATTTACTCACGTGAATAACTTCACCCTTGAGATAGTATTGCGTCTTCCCTGCACCACCTGTGTTGACGTGGTGCACGTCTTCCAGTTCGTGGTTGCATATCTCACAGTTGTTATCGGTTTCGCTGTAGCCACGCACTTGATTGCGATGCAATGGACAGACTTTGTATCGTCCGCCACGCACGCCTCGCTTGTCAGCGACAATACGCATGAAGATAGGGTCGCCGCGCAAAATCTCTTTGACACGGTAAAAAGCAACCTCGTTGGTTTCAGGGTCAACGTAGTACTCTTTGACAAGAATCAAAAACGCATCGTCCATGATGTTGAGGTCGTATTCAATCTCGCGTAACACATCCATGAAGTTCTGTTCCATTGAGTTGCGTTGCTCAACAAGCCATCGACCATAAACGGTTTCGTTTGGGTCAGGGCTACGAACGTCGCCGCCACAATCAACGCATGTGTCAACGTCATGCTGGTATTCTTTTTCACATTCGATGCACTTCATGTGGAACTTCTTGTCCCAGTAATACCCACGTCGAAATATTTCTTGTTGAAGCGTTGAAAGCACCGTTCGCAGAATTAAGTTCTCAGATGCAACTGAATACAATGCAGGTATGGTAATACCTTGAACAATAACTGGCTCTTGAATACCCGTTGTGTACAACGGCATCTGAGGCTCAGGTGTACGTCGTCGTCGGAACCGGTCGGCCAATCGACCAAGAACACCCTTAACACGTTCTTCCGCCATTACAAATCACTTCCCCAAGAACGAATGGTGTCAGCATCGACACCCCATGCATCGAGTTTCTTTTGCACAGCATCAGCGTCGTCCTTCCAGTTTTCAAACATAACCAACATACGATACTGCTCCTTTTTCATCGTGTCATTCTCTTCAAGGAACCGCAATGCGGCCTTTGCTTGAGTCGACTTCAACTGCAAGTGCGGAAGCACTCCGTTAAGAACTTTCTTCAAATCATCTCGTGAATGGAAATTCAACCGATGCGTTGTGCGCTTGCTGTTCTTTGACATTTTTTCGTCGAGTGACAGTGTGCCGCAACCAAGTGTTTTCTGCAATCGCTCACAGTGAATGCGCCCTCTATCCCCAGTGGCTACTGCCGATGCACGAACTTCGCCACGCTTGGTGATAAAGATTGAGCCATCAGCGTCCATGAACCCCGCAGCATACGCCCACGGGTCTTTGATGACAAGTCCATCACAGGAAAGCAGAACGTATTCGCCACGCCGTGGTGCCTTAACAATGTCCATCTCTTCGCCAAACATCGAGAGTAATTTGCTCATGCGTGTGGCTGAAAGTCGATTCACGCCTTTCTCAATCAAGTTGGCAGTGATGTCACGAGCACCCATGTGCCCTTTATCTTGCAATTCTTTCTTTGCCAATTCAAGCCAATTTTTCTGTTCTTTGCTGAGTGTGTCGACTTGATGAAGTCCGCTTCGCCACATCTTGCGTGCATCCTGTCGCTGTTGCATAGCATTAACCCAAGCGCTTCGTTCTTCGTCACCCCAAACATCCTCGTAGTCATCAAGCATCTTGAGGGCTTCGTCGGCTGCTTCCCACATATGACAAGCCCGTAGCAATGTTGATTCTCTTGAGTTACCGAACGTACGTAGCGATTTGAGGTTGCGGTCACTCAAACCGAGATTGCGAATGGTGTCGGCGTATTCGATTGCCCACGGAATAGAAGATATGGTTTGCTCCACTTCTTGAGCCTTGAGTGCACGTACACTTTTGATAGCACCATCAATATCGAATTTCATGTCTTTCATCTTGCGTCGAGCACGCTTGAGGTCTTTGACAACTTCGTCAGCGCTCTTACCGAGATATGCATCAAACCACGAGTCGCCGTTTTCAGGGAACACATGTGTTTCAATCTGTAGGATAGGTTGCTGTGGTGCAGCCTCCTTTGCGATTTTGACGGCTTTCATCATATCGTCACGAAGTGAAGGGTGGCCCAAAAGTGAAGATGCAATCATTGTTGACTGCTCATGACCCATCTCAAGATGGATGTCTGACTCTCCTACAACAAGTGTCGGCCACATCTCAATCATCTCCGTATGGGTCGTAGTCAAACGGGTCAAGCAACAAACCAATCATCTCCTGTCATACGTGCAGCACCCTTGCCGGGTGAATCAAGGAACCACTTGTCGAATCCGGGTAGGTCGTCGTCGAGTAGGATAACACTGCCACGGAACTCCTTTGTTGCCCAGTTCGCCAGCGCAATTGCCATAGCCAAGTCATCGTGCGAACCGACCGATTCCAACTTACCACTCTTGGTCATTCCAAAGCGACTGAGTTGCTTTTCAAGTTCACGTGTGTACTCCTTACTACGCTCGTTGCCCCAAGGCGTTTTGATTTTGCCTTGCTCAAAAGCCATCAGCAGCGACATGAACATACTTTCCTTGCGTTGTCTTGTGGTCATAAATGTTTTGATGGGGATGTCATCTCGCATATCTTGCAATTCGGCTGCAAACATGCGCTGGAAATTGTTACCTTCAAGTTCAATTAGGTCAGGTTGGAACCGATTGTTGATGAGTAGGATGTTCTTTTTCTGTGCTGCGCCACTCAATCCCTTTTGATTAATGACGTGAACCATTTGCTTCTCCTCAGAATCGGGAAGCATACGCAAGATAACCATCGCTGTGTAGTCAGCGTTGCTATCACTGGCAATCGCAGGGTCCCAGCCGACAAAGTGCTGACCGAATACACCCGCTGCATTGCCTTCTTCGTCAAACTCTTGTTCGGCGTGGTCAAGCAACACGAGGCTTTCGTCGCGTGCCTTTTCCAACAGGCTGTTGGGGAACATACTGGAATTGTCGTGGATTGGTTCGCACAGATACTCACGAGCGAATTTGATAGCAGGCATCGACTGCTCACGCATTCGGAGTGCGTCGAGAGGCCAACGTCCCGGCCATAGTGGTTCACCATTCTCTAAGATAGCGGGATAGGTTTCGACTTGGAACGTGTCCTTCTGTTCAAGTTCAGCGTACAGGTCGTTGTACGAAAACGGTGTACCGACCATCATCATTCGACCTGTGTGGTGAAGAACAGGGAGAAGAACGGTATAGAACCAGTCGGCTGCACGTTGAAGTTCAGACGCTGTGGTTCCCCACAGGATGTCATCGCACACGACCACGTCCGGGTGGAAACCACGAGTAGCACCACCGACGGACTTCGCCATGATACGGCTACCGTTGGTGAACTCAAAGTAGGATTTTGCCCACGGCTTACCTGAGGGCTTGAGTGGTTTGAGAATGTCAGCCATGTCGATGTTGCTACGGATGAATCGCATGTGCTCAAGCGTCTGTTCAAGCGAGTGGCTGAACACCATGATGTGCGTGTTCGGATTGAACGCTGCAATCCATAGAGCATAGGACATGAAGAATACAGATTTACCGTGGTCACGGCTCGCTTTGACGCAGTAGTATCGGTGACCGTTCAAACCTTGGTCCCACGCTTCGTGATGGTCGGCGTAGTCAAAGCCAAGAATCTCGGTGAAAAAGAACTTGAACGACTTCTTCGACATCTCGATGTCGATTTCGTCAACGAGTGCCTTGACACCCTCAGTGTCACTCATTCTCCGCCTCCCGCTGCATAAACTCATTGTACAACTCTTGTTCTCTGTTTCCAAGTCGTCCCGTTCGTGGTGATGGCGGCTGCGACGGCTCTCCGCCTCCGCCCTGCTGAGATTCTTCGCTCACTTCCGCTTGTGCCACTTCCACGGAATTTGATTGATTATCACGGTTTTCAGGAGCGTTTAATTGCTGGTTGACTGTATTGTCATTTTGGTCAAAGCCTGCCGCTGGCTGAATTTGACCTTGAGGCGCCTGTGCCTGCTGTTGCGGTGCTGCTACACCAAGACCAGTTAGCAAATCAAGTGCTGGTTGAAGTCGCTCAGGGTCTATGCCTTGGACTGCTTGTACAGCAGGGTCGTCATCTCGTCGACGACCTCGACGCTTTTCTTGTTGGAATTTTGCTCGCCCAAGTGATGCTAACTCACGACCAAGTTGCTCAGCACCGGAACGTGTCGCCTGATTTGCTTCACTTGCTTGTTGTAAGCGTGCTTGTTCGGCCTCAAACCGTCGACGGTTGATGTTCATTGGGTTCATACGAGTTGCAAGACTTGGATTTTGTTGGCGGTATTCAAAGTCAGCCTGTGCTCTTTGTTTGGCATAGTCATCCTTTACTTGCTGTTCCATGTCAGCACGTGCTTGTCGCCCACGTGAAGTTGCCAAATTAGCAAGTCCTCGACCGGCTGCGCCACCTTGCATAGCACCAACTTGGAGATTTGATAGGAATCCGCCAAGACTTCGTGACTCACCTGCAAGTCCTCCCGCTAAACCTGCTAACGTACCTGTTGCGCCAAGCGCTCGACTCCGTTTTGTGCGACCACGTGCTCTATCGCCTCCCCCACGTCGTCCGCCAAAGCCGACGTTGTAGTACATCTGAGGCTTACCGTCAGGGCCAATCTGAATTTGAGGTGAAGCCTTCACGAGAATCTTGCTCATCAAACCCCTCCGCTGAACGTGACCTTGACGACCTTGACGACCTGTGGACTGACGTTCCATTCCTTAGCGATACGGTGCCAGTCGCCACGTGAGTGCAACAGTCCGTGAACGTCCATCGATGTGATACCCAAGTCTTTGGCGAATAACCCGATTGACTGAACTGAATTGAGTTGAATAGGATTGTGAGGAAGCATCTTGAGGATTGTAGCATCTTGCTTAGCGTCCTCCAGTTGGATATGCTCCATGGCTTCTGTAATTTCAGCGACTTGAGCCTTTTGAAAATCCGTCAATCGCATTTGACCTTGAGGCAAGCCATCCGTTGGTAGTGGTGCCTCAGCCATAGGCTCCGGTGTAGTAACAGGCTTTTCAGCCTGTTGCCCCGCACGAGCCTGAGCAACTGTCATGTTCGGATGTGCTGTAAAGTCGAATGTGTGCTCCTCGGCATGCCGAGGAACAACTGTTGTATAGCCACGACGCTTGTGTTCTTCGCCCAACGGTTCAAACGCCAATCGACCTTCCGGCAAGTCAGGAATTCCCATATTTTCTTTGAGTTGACCAAAGACGCGTTGACCTAACTCACGGTTACCTTCATCTCGTGAATGCTTGGCGTGAGTGTAATCATGAGATGCAAATCGTTGCTTTATCATTTCTTCAACTTCTTCGGGTGCATACCCCTCGGCTACCAGTTGTTGTGCCAAGTATCTTGGTATGGCTAACAAGTGACGGGCGTGTCGGTGTCCGCCTCGTGCGCCGATTGACCCTAAGATGTTCTGATATTCGTTCGATTGCATGTCAATGCCAAGGTCTTGTCCTATCGAATTCAGAATGTTTCCGGGCATCGAGTTCTTACGATTCTCGCCAAGCACAAGGTGCGACTTCGGCATTCTGTGCAATTTTTCAGCCTCTTCATCGGTGACATCGACGCCTTGTTCAGCGAGTTTTGCTTTGAGGGACTCCGCTGTCATACCACCTTGCTTGGTGCCAACCGTATCAAAAAGCGCTTGAGGAGCAAACTCAAGTCCCTGTAACGGATGGAAATCCGTGATAGGTCGTTCCGCACCTGCTTCAAATCGTCGGTGTCGGCCACGGTCATGAGCCACTTTGTGAAACGTCAAATGTTCAAGGTTCACGACTGGGTTGTTGAGGTACGTTTGCTCCCCGCCTCCAAAAGAATCTTGAGAAAACTGAATCATTTGGTCAAACGCTTTTGCAATTTCAGGGTCGTTGATGTCGACATTGAAAGCAGGGTTTTGCATCATGTCAACGATACGTCTGAAATAATTCTTGACAGGGTCTTGCATTTCTTCATGCATGTGATTGACACCTGAGTCGATGAAATTACCTTGGTCGGAGTGCTCAGACAAAACGTTACCTTTGTTGAGGGAATAATTGATGAGTGGGTTTTGAACACCGTCACCCGATGCTCCGCTACCCCTTGTCATTCGCATAGCACCTCCACTGTCTTTGTCAAAAGTGCCGACAGTGTTGCGTCGCCATTCAACGCTGTTGACACCGGGCAAAATGTGTGTTGCATCATCTCCATGAACGTCAGTGTGCTTCGCATTGAATGCGTCGATAGCAGGTGTCATGACCATCTGCTTGACGATTTCTTCGGCCTTGCCTTGACTGAATCCCAAAATCTTTCGTGCATACTTTGCTAAATCGTAAATCATGTAGTCCATCGGGTGAAACGTGTGTGGACGCTCACCGAGTTTTCCATCTCTGTGAGGGTTGTTTGGGTCATAATCGTTTTGCCACAAGAGTTCCTTTGAGTCATGGTCGAAACCAAACGGCGGGTGGTGTGCAGGGACGTCGCCTTCAAATTGATGATACCATGGGTGGTCGGATTCGTGTGTGCGAATAGCCTCTTCGGGGTACCACTCAGACCACGCATCGCCGTTCCTACCGCTTTTTGGGCCGTGCTTGAGACGATACGCTTTGAGAATCTCGGTCGGTTCGGGTTCAGGAAAAAGAATATGTCGGGGTGTGTACTTGAACATCAAGCCACTCTCCCGCTACCACGTGCTGCAAAGACGTGACCGGGCATACCTGATGATGACATCTCGTCGGAATCAGTGCTATCAGTTCCGCCTTGCGGGTTCGTTGTTTCTCCTCGATGACCTGCCTCCTTGTTTTTCTTGCTACCACGGGAAAGAGGTGCTTTCTTCATTCGGTCTTGTCGTTCGACGATTTTCTTCAAGTCACGAATCATTCGTCGAAGTTGTGAGATGTGAAGATAGTCTTTTGCTGACTTGAGCAGCATATTCATCTCTTTGAGTTCAGCCTTCTTGGTTTCACCTGCAAGTCGAGCAATCTTACCTGAACCCATGAATCCGGGCTTCGTAGGTGTGCGTTGCTCGACATTATGAGGTTGATGAGGCATAGCGATGTTGCCCATGAGTGCGCGCTGATGTCGCTGACCCAGTTGTTGTCGGTACTTTGCAGGGAACAATCGCAACGGTTGCTTGGTTGAAAGACCCAAGTGACCCATCTCAACAGCGAGTGGTGCTTCGGTCAGACCGCCATGTTCTGTACGTGGGCTGAGTGTACGGGATTGTCGCTTGGAGCGAATCGATGTAGCGATGTGTGGCTTACGTCCGCCGGGTGGACCTTCAAATTTTGGTTGTTGAAACGGCTTGCCATCGGCTTTCATCAACGTCGACCAAGCAGCCTCCATCGGCTCACCTGTAGCAACCAGCGGTCGGTAGCCACCCATGACGCCGTTTGTCTGTGCGCCGATTGCTTGAGACAAATCGGGTCCGCCTGTGCCGAGTGCACCCGCCATAGCCGACATATCAGATGCCATAGCACCCTGTTCAGGATTGTACATGTTCGGGTCTTCCTCTTCTTGAGGTTCTTCCATGTCTCCCATCATCGGGTCTTCTTCGGGTTTGTCGATGGTAATTTGAAGATGCGGTGTATCGCCAACTGTTTGGGTTTCTTCACGTCGGCGTATCTTCTCATCACGTCGGCGCTCCTGTTCTTCGGCATCGCCTGCACCGTGCCTATACGAATCGTCGTCATCGGATGCGTACATACGACTTGATTCTGAGCGAGGGGCGTACATACGGGTGTCAGAACCACGTCCCATACCTCCGAATCCACTTGGCATCAGTCCACCTCCCCTTCATCAATCACATCAAGAACGTCAGAATCACCACGAAGGAGTGCTTCGCGCACTCGCATCCATGTTTCGGGACTCTCTTTTGCCATTTCAACTTTCAGGATGTTGATGGTATTGGTCACAGTCTTTTCCTCAGGCTGTGCCCATTGCGATTGGAATGCCATGAGGTCTTTGATGGACTCACGAATCTCTTTGTTGAGGCGTACCATGTCACCGATAGCGTTGTCATCATGAATACTAACCTCATCCATGTAGCGAGTCAACTTGTCGTTCAACTTTTCTGTGTTGCTTCGGATAACACCGAGTTCTTCACCAACCTTAATCGACACGATTGCTGTTGAAGAACGTCGTACAAGTGGCTGGAAGTGCTCTTTCATGTGCCGATACACGGCATCTTCTGAGCAATCGACCTCGTTTGCTATCTCTTCTGTGGTCATACCCTCGTCAAAGTAGGCAACTTCGTACAACCCACGGTTGTCTGAGGTGCATATTGGACACCGATAGTTGGAACCAGTGACGTTTTCGCCTGCGTGGTTTCGCATATGTCGCTCAGCCGTGTTGGTTCTCCACCCTTTATCACGGTCCAATACACGCATATCGACATTTCCTGAGGCTATTTGTTCCTCAAGTTCGTCACGGTTGTCGTCTTGGCAAAAAGCACATGACAGTTTTGTCTGACGACCCCCCATGCGTTAGGGCAGGTAACAGCCAACGATAAGGTTTTATCAAAGATAGCGAAGAAAACAGCACATGGGTCGGATTCGTCCAGCGGGTGTACGTGTTTTGGGCGTGCCTATGAACAAAGATACTGCTGTTTCCCTTGCAAAAGCAGCACGGGACGTCGTTTTAAGGCGTAATGTACCCCCTGAAATCAAGGAAAAACGGCTTAAAATGTGCCAAAAGTGCCCTCATTGGACAGGTTCAAGGTGCAAAAAATGCGGTTGTCAGATGAAAATTAAGGCAAGTTTGTCCTCTTCTGAGTGCCCGATTGGACAATGGGGACGTTATACCGAAGAAATGCGGGAATAAATGGCACTTGCAAGAAGAACTCCAGTCATCAATGACCCCATGAGCCATGCAATCGTGTCGCTTCCGAGTGAATCGTTCTTCAAAATAAGCAACAATGTGACGGTTACAATGATGGTGAGTATCTGAACCATGACCATATCAACAATAACAGACTTTTTTGGAGCGAAAATGTCACTCGTTGTCATAGCAAACCCTTGTGAAAAGGGCATTCGTTGTCCTCTATCCATCTTATCGACCTCCAATCATGTTACGGGTGAATGAGCCGATGCCTCCGCCGACCTTTTGCATGAATCCTTCATCAGCCATGGCAGCATGAAGTGCGCTTCCCATCATTGATTGCTGAGAAACAGCAAGAATTTGTTGCTGTTCCATCTGTGCCTTGTCAATATCCTGTTGACTTTTGCCCACCATAGCATTGAATTGACTTGTAATGTTCTCAGCGCTCATCGTTTGTAGGTTGGTTGGCAAAGATTGTGGGTCCATCTTCAATGTACCGTCGTCTTCATTAAGGGTAAACGATGCATTTCGTAGGATTTCAAGCAGTGAATAGGTAACGATGTCGTTCAACATCTGTATGAGCATAGGCATCTTCTGACTGACAACAAACCTGTCAACCGGTGACTGACTTTTAAGCATAGCAAGTAGTATTTCAGCCTCACTTGGGGGTGTCATAGGTTGTTGCATATACTGTGGGTTCATACCTGCACCCTGCATGAATGCCCCTGCTGCTGGATTGGACGCCCAACCACCTTGTTGTTGGTATGCATTCTGTTGTGCAAATCCGTTTTGCTGTGGTGCGCCCAAGTTGAGTGCCCCGTTTTGCTGGTCGTTTCCTCCTCCAAATAATCCCATGTGTTCACCTACTGTTGTGGAAGCGTATATTGTTGCTGAGGTGCGTTCTGTTCTTGAACCTGTTGCCGTTCAGCCTGTTCGATACCCACTGAACCGATAGCATCACTAATCCCTACGTCTGTTGGAATCATGTTAAGTTCATCGTGGAAGTACCGAAGGTCAAAATACACGGCTGTAATGTCATTCATACCGTTGTTTGGATTTTTGTAATGTGAAATAGTAATACCTGCGTGTCGCTTAGAATCTTTTTCCAACTCGACAAAGAACGGTTCGTACTTGAGTAAAAATTCAGGTGTGTTGTTTTTCTTTTTCAAGACTGAAATGGGTACTGCGACGGTACTCACACCTTTTCTGACCATCTCACGCATACCGCCTTTCGTTTTGAGTCGTTCCTTTTCGTTCTCACCTTCCCACTTTGTCAACAAGTGGTACAAATGCAAATGCTCAGGACAGTACGTTCCTCGCATGAGCCGTCCGTCAGTGACGTTTTCACGCGCAATGAAGGCAGTAGGCTCCCCAGTAACTGGATTTTGCCAATACAAATCCCACAAACTTTCACCAGTGGACTCGTCTGTGATTTTTGCATAGAGGTTGTCGTACTGAATTAATTTTTGACAGTCACAGCCGTCGACAACACAAGAGCCTGCACTCTTGTTGTAACGGTACTTGAAGCCAGCCCACCGCAGTGGATTGAACATTGAGCGCTTGGATGGCTTGAGTAGTGCTCGTGCTTGCTTGATGTCTTTCTTGCGTGCCTTGCGAGGGTCAGGATGTCGACTTGGATAAAAATTGACTTTCGGAACTTCGATGTTGTTGCGTGCACCTGCTGCACGCATGGATTGCTGTGCACCTTGCATCTCAATCAACTGCTCGTGTGAAGGGTTCCCTTGGTGGCTCAGTGCCTTCATTTCAGCAGCATCCATTGCTTGAAGATTACCGTTCATAGCACCTCCTCGAAACCTGCCATTGAAATCAAAAACCACTACATCTCCCCCTATCTGTCGGTTAGCATACTATTTCAAAAGCCTTCCCTACGTTGAAAGCAAATCAATCATGGTGTTTTCCACGTTCCAACCGATACGCGTTGCCATCATCGAACGCATGGTTGGTATACCTGCTTTCTGCAATCGCACAAGGTCTTCACGGAACGGGTCGAAGATTCTGTGCTCACCTAACCGCTGCTGTTGCCAAAGCACGTTTGCTTGGTCATCCCACCATTGGTCGGCTTTGTTTGCAACAAGAAGAATCGACTTGGGGCAGTACTTTTTACCACGAAAACGAGCACGAAGACTTCTGTATCGGTACTGACGATGAATTAGTGCGTCACACAGATACTTGAACCCAGCCACTGCTTGAAGTGCAGGTTCTCCACCCAACTGTACACGATGGTCAAAAACGAAGATAACGGCCTCCACGTTTCGATTGACCATGTCATCAATCCAAAGGTTCCAAAATCGTTCTTCGCCACCCATATCGGAAGAATGAACGACACGTCGCTCGCCTTTCCAGCGCACTCGCTTGCGAGTAGCACGTGGTAACAAGTACTTGCCAAGAATTTTTGTGTGCGAGGTTCTTTCATCAATGGGTATATCTTCCATTTCACCGGGTGTTGTGAGATACTTATCGAGTGTTGTCTTACCGACCATCGTTGGACCGTAAATGCCAACACGTCGAGGAACCCAATAGTGGTACAACTCTCGTGCGAACACCAATCCGCCAACCATCGCCGAGCCTGCTGCCGCACTCAATCGAACCAACCACCCAGCCAGTTCGACAACTTTTCGCCAAACCACTGTGCAGTCGAATCCCAAAGACTCCAATCGCTGTGAAACTCGACAGCACTAACGACCATCGCTGATAGTACTGAAAAGAAAACGGCTTTGACCCAGCCCCATGCTCGTTCGTATGCTGTGTCGACCGTGTTGGCGATGTGCATGGCACGAAGGGTAGCCTCGGTGCTGTCATCGGTAGGCGTCTTGAAAATACGACCCATAGGGGGTCACCTCACTTTTTGTTTTTGAACGTACCGTCAGGGTTGCGCTCACGCTTTGCCTTTTCCTTTGTCTCTTCGCCAAACGTCACGCCAAGTCCCAGTGGTTCGTCGACTGATGCTTCGTGATTTGGTTCAGGATTGAAATCAGCAGTAGTTTCTTCAAAGACTTTACCTTGATAGAGTGGTGGCATCTTGCCGGGATTTTGCTCCATCCAACGTAGTTCAGCCTCAAGTTGGGCTTCTTGCATACGCAACTCCATGTCTTGTCGACGTCGTTCAAACGTTTCCTCCATACCACGGTAGCGTATACGTCGCTCTCGTTCCATGGTTGCACTGCGTGCTTTTTCATCCATGCCCTGTTGGAAGAACATCTTGAAGATGTAGTATGCGATACCTTGCACGAAGAATGCACCCATTGCATAGGTGAAACCGTTGAGTGACGATGTTTCCAAATCAATCCACATTTCAGCATCAA